AAGCAGGTAACCTCGTGCTACCAAGCCGTTCAGCCAGATATTGGCCGAATCCACGATAGTAGCAATCAGGCGCTTGTTCGTCGGCTCATCGATTTTCGACCAAAAGGTCGTAATCAGCGTATTGTTTACCCAGCAGAACATACGACGAAGAGCGATAAATGCATCTTTCACATCCGTATTGCCCGGGTAACAGCTCGTGCGATTGCCCCATGCTACCCATCCACCTTCATTGATGGCCGTGACAATCCCCTGACCATTGAGATACGCTCCCGTCTCGACATCCAGCACGATTTCCGTGCCGTCATCCAACACCGTAGAATCACATTTCAGCGACTCATTGGACGGGGACTTGAATGGAATGTCGTTGTTATTTCCATCCGTTACACCGATGACACCTGCCAGCTGAGTGGACAGATGGTATTTCCTGCCACTGAGGGACACCTTGGGCCAGCAGGCAACCAGCTGCGGATCTACGAAATTATTCTGATTTTTCCATGCAGGGGCATCGGTATATTTCGTAACTTCCGTAGCAGAAATATCCGCAAGTGCCACTGCTTCAAAACGGGCATTGATTTTCGTGGACTTCGCCACCATGACCGCGGCGACTTCACTGTTATGGGACCAGCCGGGTGCAAGGATAAGCCCCGGAATAAGGCCGAACTTCGGATAGACCTGAGCTACACACTCAAGCCCCATGTAAGCTCCCGTAGAGGTATCAACACCACCTACAATATCGGAGGACTCTACCTTTGATGCATCTACGGCATCATACGTGACATGGATGCTCGTTGCACTTTCCAGGCTGCCGCCATCCAGTGCCGTGATGACAAGCTCACCATCTGAATCATAGCCTGCTGTATAATCTACGTTCAGCGTCTTCGCATCACCGTCTGCCGTTGCCTTGACCTGTAATGTGCTCAGAATAACGGGTGCATTTACCTTACCGATCTTATCCGTCATCGTAACCGTAGCATCCGTTACCGTCTCTTTATGGATTGACGGGTCGAGAACGTTGATGAATACGACCGGAGCCACATTGAAGAGCGAGAAATGGGACTTCATAAATTCACAGAGCGTGTACTTTCCCCATTCCTCCGAATAGCCAAAGGCTTCTACAGCCTCATCGTACTTATAGCAAAGTACCGGAGTATTCGGTTTGGCAGCAGATTCAGCCAAATGAACCGGTGCCGTACCTACAACTACAGGAAGGCCTGCATTGACCTGCGTCATCGGAATGAGCGATGTTGGAACCTCACTGCCGTAAATACCATGTTTATATGCCATTATGCTTCACCTCCTAAAATCTGCTGACACGCCAGATACTGCGGCGTGCCCGGCGTTTCCATCTTCGCCTTTGCCGTGGCAATATCCGACAACGGGACAACCAGCTGACGGATTAGGGGATACGTCTTGGAAAGCTCTCCGAAAACAGAGCTGATATCCCCACGATAGACACGATACTGAACCAATCCATGCTTGCGGACATTCGGCCCGATATACATCGACTGGGTCACAGTATTCGTTCGTTTCGCCATTTTCATTCACCTCGTTTTGTAATATACATCGTTAATCAGCGCACGGTTGATGCTCATTCCAGGCAGTCCGACCGTATAGGTAAGCTCCATATAAGCCCACCATTCCGGCCAAGGCTGGTCTTCGGGAATAATGGTCTTGACCGGCATCTGCAGCATAAATAGTTCGGCAATGATTGGATTCTGCTCCAACACTTGCCGAACATATTCCATAATGTGATAAAGCTCCAAATGACCATTTTCCATGTCGCTGTTATAAGTGACTGCCAAAAGCTGCAACTTTACCTGTGAATCCTCATGCGTGTCGGTAATCTCCACAGGACGGATGACGATACATGGGTCTTGTTTTGCTTTTTCCTGAGCGGTTAATTTCTTCGGCAGGAATCCATCACGGATGGTAATACCATTGCCAGCAGTCTTTTCATCCGTTGGCGTGAAATCACTGGAATCAAACTTCTCCTGAAGAAATTCAGACAATGCCTTTGCACAAGCAATTGGTGTCATATCAATCGCTCCAATCTTACAGAAATCTCATGAGGAAGCCTTGTCTCCATGACCTCCTTCATACGGTCGGATACGGATTCGGACACATGCGTCTCTCCTGCCATCTGCGGGACAGATGGACCAAATTCCCTCTGAATCGGTAGCCTTGATTCTGACGCTCGATGATAGATGCCTGCACGACCTGTTCCAACAAAGAAGGAATGCGGCAGGCTCCCGCCGCCTCCCCGTTTTACTTGGGCAAAGACACCATGTTTGGAAATTCTTGTTCGGAATTTCATCAGGTCAATCGGTGAACCTTTCACAGTAAGAGATGCATGAAGCAATCCACCTCTCGCCTTCTTCATCGTCATCTTCCCCTTAACCGTTGAGGCAGGGATGATATACTGCTCACGGATTCCTTTGGACAGTGCGGTCCTTCCTCCGAGGATTGCTCGATTCATTGCGGCAGCCTGCGCCAGTTCTAACTGCAAAGGACAAAGTTCCAGCAAGCGTTTTGCCTTTTCGATATCCTTCAAATCCACCTCAAGACTCATAGTGCATCCACCTCCAGCGTGAGTGTTGTAATGCCCATGTCCTCCACCACATCAGCCACGCGGTACATCTCTCCGTCCACCTGAATGACATTGCCATGCACGACCTGTACAGGCATATCCTTTGTTTTGATATGCAGGATAACTGTGTGGCCATGCATGCTGTCAAACTCCGGCGTATTTCTGGGATTTAGCAGAAGCTCCTTAGTGGTCAGTCCTTGAAATACAGCATTTACCATAATGCCATTGATTTCATGTGCGGAAGAAAACTCCTCTGCATTGATGAAAATATCCAGGTCATCCCCTTCCGCAAGCTCCTTGAATGTGCTCATTTTTTCTTGCCTTTCTTAACGCTGGCAACAGGGTCAGCAACAGGAAGAACAGCATCTTCTATTGCCGTATTGGCCTGCTCCTGTTTTGGAGCAGCAGCTTCGACAACTTTTTCTTCCACTGCTTCAACGACACCTTCAACAATGAGACGCTTTGCATCCTGCTCCTGAAGGTCGATTACATCACCTACAGAGTAAAGATTCGTCTTATGCGATACATAGCCGCGAATAATCCTTACATTCATACGGGTCACGCTTTCGCTTTGATGTATACCCAGTCATCCATGAACTCAGGAGCCAGCAGAAAACGGCTGTATACCGTGAGGCTCATCGTGTTAGAGTTTTTGGATGCGGCGTATTTCGGAACATACAAACCGGAGTAGGTTTCAAAGCCGGTTTCCTCATCGTTGATAAGGTTTACGGCACCATGGAGCTGACGGCCACGACCCGGTACACCGACGATAACATCATTATCGCCCAGGAACGGAACCACGTTGCCGCTGTCATCCAGATAAGTTTCCATATAGGCGAACACTTCCAGATTGAGGCTTGCGATGAAACCGATACGCATAACCTGGGGAGAAGTGATGCGCGGCTGAATGCTCATCAGAGCCAGATTGTTATTGTTCGGAACAGACAACCACTTCATGATTTCCGTGTTACCAAGCAAATACGCGCCGATGTTTTTACCAACCAAGGCAACCGTCGGAACCATGCCCGCATTTTCCTGCACCATTTCGGATGCATTCTTAATATCGGCATAGATGGTAGCACCTGCCTGATCCCATTCGGTCGTCGGGGTAATGATCTGAACAGTACCGAATGAGATGGTAGCTACCTTAGCGGTTACCCCGTCATCAGCATAGCCGTTAATGGTGTAAGCGCCGGTTTTCAGCACTTCTGCAGCCATCTGATTTTTACGATTCAGAATCATGGCCTGCAGTTCTGCAAGGTCACGAGCCTGAATTTCAGTAGCACGCTGGGCGGCAGTCTTTGCGGAATAGATGCTTTCACCAAAGCCACGCTGTTCGATGTCTTCCGGGGATACCGTGCGACGGGGAGCAACCATGGGCGGCTCGTAAATGTTCACGTTGGAACCTTCGCGGGAAACGTTAAGGCCCTTAGCGCCTTCAACAACAAACGGGGCTAGACGGCGATTACCTTTGCGGTATTCGACCATAATCTTACTAGTCACAGCCGGAGTCGGGATATTCGGGAAAAACGTATCAACAAGCGTCGTAGCAGGAGCTTTGATTCGCTCCATTGCCTGCATCAAGGATACAGTATCTTTAAGTTCAATAGCCATTAGTGTAGCCTCCTTTGCTTACTTTTCGGAAGAAAGATAAATGCCAACGGAACGCAG